TGAGTTGGTGCTTAATACAGGACTAACTTCTACAGGTAATAGTCGTATGGGCGTGTTTATTAACAACGTCACATCCGTTTTGCCGTTCACTGTAATCGACGTAGTGCCAGACACGGTTGATAGCTCCGGTAATTTCACAGAATTTCTTGTGAAGTTTACTGCTGGTTATCATCGTTATGACCACACCGTTGGCGTTTAAGGAGATTAACTAATGGCTATTTCACGCGCACAGCTACTTAAAGAGCTGCTCCCGGGCCTGAACGCATTGTTCGGCTTGGAATATGCAAAATACGGTGAAGAACACTCCGAAATTTTTGAATCAGAATCATCAGATCGCTCTTTTGAGGAAGAAACAAAATTATCAGGTTTCTCAGCGGCACCTGTCAAAGACGAAGGCTCTGCCATCGAATATGACAATGCTCAAGAGGCGTTCACCGCACGCTACACACACGAAACAGTTGCAATGGGTTTCTCAATCACTGAGGAAGCTATTGAGGATAACCTGTATGACTCCTTGTCATCTCGTTATACTAAAGCACTGGCTCGTGCGATGGCGTACACAAAACAGGTTAAGGCGGCGACTATTCTGAATAACGCCTTCTCCAGTGGTACTACTTACGGCGACGGCGTTGAGCTTTGCTCTACTGCTCACCCGCTGATCTCTGGTGGTACAAACTCGAATGAACCAGCAACTCCTGCAGACTTGAATGAAACTTCCCTTGAGGCGGCTATCATTCAAATTGCAGGCTGGACAGACGAGCGCGGCCTGTTAATTGCTGCAAAGCCTAAGAAACTTGTGATTCCACCAAACCTGCAATTCGTTGCAACTCGTTTGTTGGAGACAGAAGGTCGTGTAGGTACTGCAGACAATGATCTCAACGCCATTCGTAATAACGGCTCTGTTCCCGGTGGTTACACTGTAAACCACTACCTAACAGACACCGACGCATGGTTCTTGATGACAGACGTTCCAAACGGTCTAAAGCACTTCACACGTAGCCCAATGGCTACTTCGATGGACGCTGACTTTGATACTGGCAACAGCCGCTACAAAGCTCGTGAGCGTTACTCGTTTGGTGTAAGCGACCCACTGGGTATCTTTGGTTCTCCCGGCGCGTAAGCACTGGAGAATTTGTTTTAGAGAGGGGCTGCTGCGGTAGCCCCTTTCTTTTTGTTTTGTTTTGTGTATAGTACACACATTCCCTGACAGCTACATGGTGTAGCTGACATTCGCCACGACAGGAGATCACATGGCTAATACAACTTTTACTGGTGCCGTTCGCTCAAAAAACGGTTTTGAAGACATCACTGTTTCCGCGATAGGCGCTGAAACTACAAATTCAACCTTTTCTAATAACACCAGCATTGGTGGAACTCTGAGTGTATCGGGTGTATCCGATCTAGCTGGTAACGCAGGTCCAGCCGCAGGCACAGGCATTACAACAGGTACAGGTACAATCTTTGCTTCTACAGTCACACACGCAGGTGGTCTGTGGCACACAAGCATTCTGATTGACCTTACAGGCTTGGCAAGTTCAGGTTCTGGTGACATCATCGGTAAAGCAGGAACTGCAAGCTCTAACATCGGTACAACCACTGTAGCTCTTAACGGAACCATTCTTGGTGGTAAGCTAACCTGCATGGAAACTCCCGCAGGTGGTGATCCAGATATTGATCTGTGGTATGCTGATGAGTCAACTGGCGCTGAAGATGCGGCTATTACTTCTTTGTCTAACCAAGTTCAGATGTTGAACAGCGGTGACTTAGCAGCGGGTTCTGTACTGGGTATTCCTGTACCGCCAGCGGCTAGTAAGTTTATGTACTTGGTTACAGGTGCTGCAACTAACGCAGACTACACCGCTGGTAAGATTCTTATCGAGTTCTTCGGTTACGATGCTTAATCAATCTGGTGGGGTGAAAGCCCCACCGCTACACATAGGAGATTGACATGAGTCATTCAGCACATTCTGACGTCACCCCTGTATTTATTAGTGACGAAAATGCAGCCGATCCAGATCGGTTAGTGACAGCAGCAAGACCAGATACATCAGCGACTATGGCAGCAACCACTTTTTTAGGTGGCGGTGCTAGAAACGTAACAGTGACAACTTCAGGAACAGGCGATAACGCAAAAACTTGTACAATTACAGGAACTGACGTTTTTGGTAGTGCAATGACTGAAGTTATAGTTTCAACAGGCTCGGCTGAAGCAGTTGCAGGGGCTAAATTATTCCTAACAGTTAGTGCAGTTGAATGCTCTGCTAAGTATGCTGCAAACATCACAGTTGGTTCTGGATCATTGTGCGCACAAGCACTTCAAGGTTCTAACCGTGTTAGGCTAAAGGGTTTTTCTATCGTTTCTGGCGGTTCAACAGGAGTAGTTAACCATTATGACGGTACGCCCGAAGATGGTTCCATCTTGTTTAAGTCCCGTACCATAGGCACTGATAACGCTACTGTTTCTCATTCAGTACCGGGAGAAGGCGCGTTATTTAAAGATGGTATGACTGTACAGTATACAGTTGCTACCATTGATATGATGACATTCTTCTATGCGTAGATACTTCAAGTCTGGGGGGAGTACAAAGTCTCCTGCTTGGACTCGTAAAGAAGGTAAAAGTGCGTCTGGTGGGCTTAACCAGAAAGGGGTTGACAGCTATAAACGCGCTAATCCCGGTAGTAAACTAAAGACTGCGGTTACAACTAAGCCTAGCAAACTGAAGAAGGGGTCTAAGGCCGCTAATCGCCGTAAGTCGTTCTGCGCACGCATGAAGGGCATGAAGAAACGCAATACTAGCGCTAAGACAGCTAACGATCCAGATAGCCGCATAAACAAGAGTTTAAGGAAGTGGAATTGCTAGATGACTATTAGTAGAGCAAACATGGGCCAACAAATACAAAACCCGCCAAATAAAATGTCTAAATTGTCTCAACAAAGAAAAGCAAAGGCGGCAAAGGAGAAAAAAAAGAAAGATGGCGTATCTACAAAGTAACATACCTTATTTCAAAGCGTGGGTTCGCAGAGAGTACACGAAGAATTTAGAGGATTATCACGGAGAGTTTCTACACGCTATGGTAGTCGCAGTAACAACAATGCCTAATCGCACTCTTAGCTTCCAAGTAATATTTACTGGTTGCGAGTCTGACGATACTGACGAACCAAACGTTCATGGTGGAGCTATGTGGGCTAGAATGCCCCTGACAGCCCTTGTAGCGGACACGCCGCTTGAGGAGTGGCCTACTGCATTACCCTCTTATCTAGCACAACCTTGGGACTGCATGTCTCATCATCACTCCGTATATAAGTTAGAACGCGCCTCACCTGCCCCTTGGATAGCTAAAGTGGATGGCGAGTTTTACCCTGCTAAGTACCTATTTACCGTGGATTACACAGATAGTGAAGTGGCTGATGACCCAGCGCAACATAAGCAAAGCCACGTACTTGAACTGTTAGACGCAGGAGAGTATACAGGTAACATAGTAGCATTACCAAATAATCGGGTTCGTGTAACGCACCCTGCGTGGTTTGAGACAGGCGAAGGTGCCCCAGACTTCAAACCAAACCAACATACCTACAATTCAAAAGAAAACGTAGATTACGTTTGGGACACAGAACGCGTATTTAACAATCTTTATAAGGAGACGGATCAATGAAGATGAAGAAAAAGGGCTACGCTATGGGTGGCATGAAGAAGAAAATGAAAGCTGGCGGCGGTGTAAAGAAGTTTCAAGCAGGTGGCAGACCAACGGGTATGATGACCCAAGAACAGATAGATGATCCAGCACGTGCTGTAGGCGCGGGTAATCGCATGTCTGAAATGCGTGCAAAAGAAGGTACGCCGAAAAAAATGACGCCAGCGGAACGGGCAAAAATGCAAGCGGCTATGAAAAAGAAAATGGCAGGCCGTAACAAGTCTGCTAAACCTGCTATGCCCTCTAAACCACCTATGCCGCCACAGGGCGCTCCTGCTCCTATGGGCGCTCCTCCGATGGGTGGCGCTCCTAAACCACCTATGCCACCGATGGGCGGCGCTCCTAAGATGCCAATGAAAAAAGGCGGTGGCGTCAAGAAGATGATGGGCGGCGGTATGGCTAAGAAGGGCTATAAAAAAGGCGGTAAAGTTCGCGGCGCAGGTATTGCCCAGCGCGGTGTACGTAAAGCAAAGATGAGGTAGTTATGCGTAGGTATTACAAATCTGGCGGTAAAATATGTTCCAAGGGTAAGTCTTGGGCCAAACGGACTTTTGATACCTACCCTAGCGCTTACGCCAATATGGCTGCGTCTAAGTATTGCAAAGACCCAAACTACGCCAAAGGCAGTAAGGGGAAGAAAAAATGACGTTAACTAATCGCAATAAAAGAACAGTTAAGAAGGTTGTAAAAGGTTTAAATAAAGCCTCTAAATCGCACGCTAAACAAGCCAGTACGCTACAGAAGATGGTTCGTCCTGTTAGGAAGAAGAAGTAATGGGTGACCTGAAGAAATGGCGGGACCAAGACTGGGTTAGAGTTGGTACTGACGGTAAAATCAAAGGTGCGTGTGGGACTTCTAAAGACAAGAAGAACCCTGACCGTTGTTTACCGCGTAGTAAGGCTAACAGTTTAAGCCAAGGTCAACGTGCTGCCACTGCTAAGAAGAAGAAACGTGCAGGTGCTAAAGGTAAGACTGTGGTAAAGAATACCAAGCCAGCGGTGGTAAAACTTAGTGGTGGTGGTTTAGCTAGGCGAAAACGCGACATAGCACGAGGCTGTGGAGCAGTAATGGAAGCCCGACGTAAAGAAACGTTGTACACGTAAAGGAGTCAAACCATGACTACATCAGGCACAACAGCGTTTGACATGGAGTTCACGGAGGTTGCCGAGGAAGCATGGGAACGTGCGGGTCGTGAAATGCGTTCAGGGTATGACTTACGTACGGCTAGACGGTCTATGAACTTGATGACAATAGAATGGCAGAACCGTGGTATAAACATGTGGACGATTGACGAAGGCACTGTAAGCCTCGTTAAAGGCACGGCTGAGTACACCCTACCAGCGGATACCATAGATTTGCTTGAACACGTAATTCGTACTAACAGTGGTGTCGTTTCGACACAATCAGACCTTACCATAAACCGAGTCAGTGTAAGCACGTACGCGGCTATACCTAGCAAGTTAACACAAGGCCGTCCGATACAGGTTTGGGTCGAACGGTTAGCTGCCGCGCCTACTATTAACTTATGGCCTGTTCCTGACAGCAATGATTACATATTTAAGTATTACCGTATGCGCCGAGTACAGGACGCAGGTGGGGGCGTAGAAACACCAGATATGAACTTTCGGTTCTATCCTTGCCTTGTCGCTGGCCTAGCGTACCACATTGCTATGAAAGTTCCTGAGTTTGTAAACCGTATACCGATGTTAAAAGCTGTGTACGACGAACAGTTTGAGATGGCTGCAGGTGAAGACCGTGAGAAAGCGTCGATTACGTTCGCGCCACGAATAGCGAGGATATAACTATGGCAAATGCGTTTGCTGCCGCTAAACGTACAATAGCTGAATGTGACATCTGTGGATTCCAGTACAAGCTAAAAGAGTTGCGTAATATCGTAACAAACGGTAATGATACCAACATAAAGGCATGTCGTGAGTGCTGGAGTGGTGACCATCCCCAGAATAGACTAGGGAAGTATCCAGTGAACGATCCGCAAGCAGTACGTGACCCACGGCCTGATTTTGCAGGGTACGACAGCAACAGGAATATTCAATGGGGGTGGAACCCTGTAGGTGATGGGAAAAACTTTTACGGGTTAACCGTTAACAATTTGCAAATGACCGCCTCAGTAGGCGACGTGACTGTAACAATTACATAGGAGATACATCATGGCTAAAAAACTAACTGACCTGACTGGGGACGGTAAGGTAACACAAGCTGACGTATTAAAAGGTCGTGGCGTGTTTAAAAAAGGCGGGATGGCTAAAAAGGGTTACGCTAAAGGCGGCAAGATCAAGATGCGCGGCGCAGGGGCAGCAACACGAGGGTTCTTCTCTCGGGGACCAATGGCCTAACCCATGAATTATGCTTCGCTCAAAACTAATATAGAAGACATCTGTGAAACATCTTTTACCGATGACCAACTTGGTATGTTTACGCAGCAGGCAGAGGAGAAGATATTACAGACGGTGGATATTCCCGCTTTGCGTAAATCAGACGATGGGCCTCTAGCATCTACTAACAAGCTATACACATTACCAACCGATCATTTGTATACCTATAGCATATCTGTCATAACAAGCAGCACTAGCACATTCTTGTTGAACAAAGACGTTAATTTCATACGTGAGGCGTATCCTGTCAACACTAGCGCGAATTACGGACTACCTAAGTTTTACGCGCAGTATAGTGCAACACAGGTTGAACTAGCACCCACTCCTGACGCTAAC